GTCCTGGCAGGTCCAGGTGAATCGTCGGAGCAGCCGCTCATCGAGTCGCGTCGGGTGTCTACGGCTGACGCTGATGGTCTTGGGGACAATCTGGATGCGGTGGAGGCCCGCTGGTCCCGAAGGTTGCCTCCTCCTTTTGTCGAGGAACACAAACTCCAGATTGTCGAAGTCGGACGACGCGAGGATGAGCAGATGGTCCTGCTTCCCCTTGCCCAACGTCCGAGCCAGATCGTTCTTCACCTTCGCTGTGAGCGATCTCGCCTGAACGAAGACGACTCGGAGGAATTCATCCTTGTCCTCAGACAGCAGTTCGATCCGCCGAATCGGGGATGCCGAATCCCCCGACAAACCGATCGCTTCGGCCGTCAATGCGGCCCGGCTCCCCGTCTCGTACCCGAGCTTGCTCAGGAACGACGCCACCGCATCCGGAGAGGTCAGGCCAGAGATGTCCCGAGTCTTCAGGTCGTAATCGGTAACGTGAGGCACGATCGCTTGGCTCGCCGAAGAGGACTGCTCACAGTGAGCCTGAGCCGCCGGAGGAAGTCTAAGCCGGGAAACGACGAGCTTCCCCCGTCGGCAACGATGGACTGAAATAGACTACAGGGCAGCTACTTGCGGCTCAAGATGCGGGGCTCTGCCCGGCGCATTTCTCGTCGTCAAGATCGTTGAACTCAGTCACCAAGGCCACGAGCGGCAAAGTCGTGAAGCTCAGATGGTTGGCATCGCTCGATCAAACCGCGCCGGTCGCAAACTGTGTCGAATCCGACATCTGTCGTTCCTTGGGCGAGCAGGTGTTGCAGCGGAAATAGGGATCACTGTGATCCCTATTTCTGGCCTGCAAACGCAGGGGCGTTCTCCGTGATGAAGTCACGAAGCTTCTGGTACGCCTCGGCCTGCACGCGCTTCACGTCGCCGGGTCGCTTCCTGATGGCCCGAGCGATCTGGGTGGTTGACCTTGGCGGCACGCCATGAAGGCCGGCGGACATTCCCAAGACGGCCGACTCGAACGGAGACAGCCCATGCCGGATGGCCCGCCGCATCAACGAGACGGCGGCCTCGCCCGACTCGCAGCGTTCCATCGCACCGGAAGGGCTATCCGTGCAGGGGCACTCCCGATCGAAGCTGGCAAGAACCTGAATGCCCCCGGTCGTGCGTCGTACCTGTTCGGCCGTCCTGCGACGTCGCTCAGAGAGCGTGCCGGCGGCCTCGTTCCGGTCGTACTCCCGCATCCGAGAGACACTGTTCCGTGGCGACTGAACGGTTCGCGACCGGTCCCGGATCACGCTCAGCTCGTGGTCGATCACGGCGCCAGCGTAGGTGATGTACTTGCCGCGCTCAGGCTCCCATCGGTCGTCCTTCTCCAGCAGCTTCACGACCAGCTCGGTGATCGTGTCTTCCGGGTCGAAGTTGACCCGCTCACGGGACTTGAGGCTGCGCTGGAATGCGACGACGCGACGGAGGATAAACGGCCAGATCGACCGAATGCGGGCCTCGGGGGTCACGGCCTGGGCTTCGTCCCTGCCGAGGAATTGATGGTGCTCCCCGAACGCGAAGAACACCGGGAATTTCTTGCGGAGTCGGTCGTTGTTCGCCATGTTGCCTCACTCCACCAGGTCGCCTTGGCCGGGGTAATCGCTGGGCTCGATCGCGTAGACGGTGGCCCTTACCCCGGCGTGAGGGCCGAACAGGGTGATCGCGGAGAGCATCCTGGTCTGACAGTCATTGGCGAAGACGACGCCCGCGATGGCGTCCTCGGTGCCCTTGAACAGATTGACCAGATCCGCCTCCGGCTTGCCGCGAGGTTGGACCTTTGTGAACTCGCCGTTGGCGTCGTTCCAGCGGACGGGGGCATTCCACAGCTCGCCGTGGCGGTGCCCTCTGGGGGTGCGGGCGAAGAACTCGATGTAAAGGCGGATGGGACCGACTGGCATCGACACGGCCGCCATCGCCGCCTCGGCCGCGTCCCGCACGAACCGCTGCCAGGACTCCAGGCTGAGCCGGCCGCGATCCATGTTGTCCTTCTTCTTCCGCCGGGCGAACCGGACCTTCTTCCCCGACTTCGTCGTCGTATTCCCGATGTCCGGCACGGACCACGGGACCGCCTCGAACCCGAACGCCTCGATCGTGGCGAGCTTCTTCACGGCAGGCCCCCCTCGATCCAGCGGAACAGGGAGGCACGCTCGCAGCGTCCGTCCTCCTGGTTGAGCCGGATCACGCCCTCGACCGTCGTGTCGTCGGCCAGAAACCGGGTGAACTGGACGATGTCCTGGGCGACCACCTCGACGATCAGGGTCCGTTCGCCCTGGGTCAGCTCGATCCAGATCGTGCCGTCTCCGGCGAGCCGAACATCGGCGTCTACGTCTTCCAGCCGAAGGTTGTCCGCAAACATCTCCAGGCAGGTCAGGTAGGCGTCGGGGCGAACCGGCAGCGCGTCCGACCCGTCCCAGCCGTAGGGCAGGCCGTGGAGCGACCGAATCGCGCCACGGATCTCGTCGCCGCCGGTCCCGAGTGGCATGGTCAGCGGCCCTCACCCGTGCGGATGCCGCCGCCGCCCGTCCAGCCAGTCGGGAACCGGGCATTCAGCTTCCTCTGGTTGACCAGCAGGGCCTCCTCAACGCTCGAATTGGCGAGGATGAGGATGTGGTTGACCGCGATCACAGCGTTGATGATCCGGCCCACCTGCAACTGGATGTCCTGCGGGCGGCCCTGGTAGACCTGTTTCTTGCAGGAATTGGCAGTGAGCCCGGCGAAGGTCTGGGCGTGCAGCATGGTCTGAAAGATCACGCCGCCGAGCATCGACACGAACGCCGGGTTGGCCTGGACCTGCTCGATCGGACGGCTCGCGAGAACCTCGGTGAACTGGACGATCGGGTCGCCAACGGCCACGCGGACCAGCTCGATCTCAGGATCGCATTCGCCCCCGAGCGGATTGCAGCCCCAGGCGTCCAGGGCCCAGCACGCGCAGAAGAAGATGTCGCCGCACTCGTCGATGAGCTTCGTCCGCAGGTCGCCGTAGAAGACCGCCGGGCCGTGCTCGATGAACAACTCGCCCAGCTCGGCCACCTCGCCGACCAACTCGTGCGTGGCCTGGTTGAGATCGTCCCGCCGTTGCTCAGCGATCGAGAGATCACGCTCGGGGCACTTGGACTTGCGCCACTCGGCATACTGGCTCCAGAGGATCGAAGGCGGCTTCTCGGCCGAAGGCGGCAGGATCAGGCCGTCACCGCCGCCAAGTCGGATGATCTGTGGGTGAGCGGGGTCCGTTGACGATTCCTCGGGAGCCTCAAGGGCACTGTCGGAGGTGGGAGCGATCCCGATCCGGTAGGCAGAGACGGCGGCCGGAGGCGCCCCGTCGTCATCCATGCGGTCGTTCGCAAGATCGTTTGGGTCCACGGTCAATCCTTCTGCTTGAGTCGGTACTTGGTGACTTTCGAGCCGTTGCGGGTGCGGACCTTCTCGTGCTGGGTTTGACCCATCAGGTCGCACAGGATGTCGTTGATGCTGCGGAGCGACAGCTTGTCGCCCTGGCCGGCGGTGATGGCCTGGATCTCGTCGAGGGACAGCCCCTCCATCGGGGCGTCCGAGAGAATTCGCAGCATCCGTTCGCAGCCGTCCGCCCGAGTGGGCTTGTCGTTCATTCCGACTTCATCCCCTCGGGGTCGGCGATCTTGTCCAGCGCGTAGCGGTAGCACGGGTCGCTCTTGAGGAAGACCACCAGATCCGCGTGATGGATGCGGCGGCCCCGCGACTCGGGGAACTTGAACGACTTGACGGTCCCGCGATCGAGGAGCTTGGCGGCGGTGCGGGAGGAGATCCCCAGGAGGATCGCCAGATCGCCGGGGGTGTACTGCTCCTTGCGGGCGAGGGTCTTCGGGTACTCGCTGATCTTCACGGCGGGCCTCTCGTTTCTTTGAAGTCACTTCGGTTCATGTCCTCATCCCCTAATATCTAGCCAACCATGTGAAAGTCAGACGGAGGCTTGCGATGGTTTTTTCAAAGAACCTTCGCAAGCTCGTCCATCACCGCCTTCATCTGGGGGACGTAGAGCTGGGTCGTGTCGCGATTTGACGCTCGGCGGCGGCCTTGAGGCTTCACTTTCCGCACCTTCACGACGCCGATCTTGGCGAACTTTTCGAGCCAGTCCTGGCAGCGGCGGCGATCCTCGCCCCAGAGGCGGGACATGGCGCCGGCCGTGATGGGTCGTCCCTGGGAGAGCGTGCGGAGCATGAGCGTTCGGAGTGTGATGGTCATCAGAAGAGGCTCCCCTGAGTTGCGGGCCGGTAGTTGTCCAGCGCGGCGATGTACTGACTCGCCTGTTGGGTGGTCAGGGAGCGGGCGACTTCCTCGTTGATCCCGCCCGAGAGCAAAGTCTTCACCTGGGACGGGGAGGCGAGCCCCATTTGCTTGCGCTTCACGAGCTTGTCGATGAGCTTCGAGGCGCCCCACTTCGAGAGGCTGGCGGGGGCCTCCACACCGAAGCTGCGGAGCATTCCGAGCTGCTTGCCGCTGGCCGGGTTGTTGCCGCGACGATCGAGGTCGTATTTGCGGTTGAGGTGGATGTCGAGGATCTTCGCCACACCCACCGGGTCGTAGGTGATGGCCTCGTACTGGGCCGACTTCCCCGTGAGGTGGATGTGGAGCGATCGTCGAATCCGCACCGTCTGCTCGGCCTCGGCGATCAGCTCCTCGGGGTCGAGGGTCTGATCCTTCCGCTCGCGTTTCCGACGCACGGCCTCGTCCCGCACGTCCGCATCGAGCGAGCCGTCGTCGAACAGATCCACCGAGGCACAGATGTCCTTCGCGCCGCCGTCAGTCTGCCAGTCGAAGTCCACAACCAGGCAGTCTTCCTTGCCCGTGGACGGCGACGGCCGCGTGCCCCGGCCGACCATCTGGGTGTACCGGTAGCGTTTGCGGGTGACTCGGCCGATCCCGATCGCCGCGACTCGCGGGCAATCCCAGCCCTCGAACAGCAGGTCGCAGCAGGTGATGATCTGGAACGTGCCGTCGTTGAACCGGCCGAGCTTCTCGTTCTTCTCGGCCTTCGACATCCCCCACTCGCCGCCTACCCCCGCCACGTACTCGGAGGGGCGGCCGAGCCTGGTGAATATCTGAGCCGCGAGATTGGCGGACCCCACGTCGGGGGTGAAGAACACCGCCGGCCGGTCGCCGATCTCCGCGACGAACGCCCGGCAGAGCTGCTCCATCTTCGGCGTGACGCGCTCGACCAGCTCGCCGAGCGAGAAGTCGCCGCCGTGGAGCTTGACGCCTCGCAGATCCACCTGGACGCGGCATTCGCGGGTGCGCACCGGCACGAGCCAGCCTTCGCGGATCGCGCGGCGCATCGAATACTCGAACGCCTTCGTCTTGAACAGCGACCCCAGGTTGCGGTCGTCGCCGCGATCCGGCGTGGCGGTGATGCCGAGATGCCAGAAGTCGCGGAAATGGTTGTAGACGTTCTGGTGTCCCTCCGCGAGCGCACGGTGGCACTCGTCGGTGACGATGAACCCGAAGGCGTCTCGCTCCCAGCGTTGCAGCCGCTCGCCCTGGAGGGACTGGACGGACGCCACCGTGACCTGGGGCAGCCCGTTCAGGGCCATCTCGGCGCGAGCGTCACATCCGGCCATCTCGATGGCCGTCTCGAAGCCGAAGGCCGTCAGGGTGTCATACGCCTGCGTGATGAGCACTTCGCGGTGGGCCAGGAACAGGCCACGCCGGCCGCGTGCCAGGGCTTCCTCGAAGCACATGCCCGAGAGCACGGTCTTCCCGGCGCCGGTGGGGAGGACGACGCAGGTGGCCTCCGTGCCACCCGCGAACTCGGCGAACGCCGCATCCCGCCCCTCGATCTGGTAAGGCCGATAGGTGATGGTGTGCGGCATGGTCAGGCGTATCGCTCCGTGCGGATGAAGTAGCCTGCCTCGCCGCACTTGCGGCAGGGCTGTCCGTCCTCGGTGTGTCCCTGACCCTTGCACACATCGCAGTACAGCCAGTCCTTCGGGTGGCTGGCGTTCAGCAGGCGGTGCAGCAGGAAGAAGAACGGGCCGATGTTGTGGGTGCCCTTGGTCCGCTCGCGGGCGGACGTGAACGCCTTCCTCGCCCGCTTGCGGAACGCAAAACGGGCCTCGGTGAGATGGTGGAAGAGGAGCGCGTCGTTGCGGTACTTTTCGGTATTCCCGAGCAGCTTGGCAAACTCGCCGCACATGACGGTGAACCACTCGTCATCGGGCATTTCCGATTCCGCCACCTCGGACCTCGCCGCCTCCGCACCCTCGGCCGAGTCCGTTTCCTTGGTCCGGCCGGCGTCGTCTTTGACCTGGGTGATCCCCGTCACCTCGCGGATCGCGTCGGCGACCGCCATGCCCGAGCACACGAGATTCACGATCTCGGCCCGCTCGTTCTCGTTGTTCTTCGTGGCCTTGAGGATCGCGAGCAGGTCAAGCCGTCCGACGCCCAACGGGCCGAGGATCTCGATCTGCTCCTGCGTGAAGCCGTTCACGATTCTCAGGTCGCGGCTCACCGTCGCCTTCGACTGCCCTGTCGTCGCGGCCAACCGATCGCGGAAGGTCGCGGGGTGATCCTTCGCATCCGAGTCGGACGCCGATTCACCGTCGCCCGACTGGTCCGCCACGACGACCGTCCGCTTCGGATCGTCCGCCGCCGACTCGCCCTCGCCGGAACTCGAATCACAGTGATCGTTATTTCCCTCGGATGCCGACTCCGCGTCCGCCTCCGGCTTCGGCTTGGGCCGCCGCCCGCTGGCCCGCTTGCCGATCAGGTCGGGGTACTTCTTGCGGAACGCCTCCTGCCACTGACGGATCAGGGTAAGGCGCTTGTTGCCGTTCGGGGCCTGCCGGCAGGCGTTCTCGGTCATCTCCGCGAGGTCCGCCTCCTCGGCGTCCATGTCGGCGAAGATTCGGGCCTCGATGAACTCCTCCTTCATCAGCTTCGCCTTCACGTGAAAGCGATGCTTGCCCTGGACGATCAGGTACTCGCCCTCACGCTCAGGGTCGGGGCGAACCACGATCGGGTTGTACATCCCCTCCGTGGCGATGCTGTCGTGGAGATTCTGGATCGTGGACTCGGTGGGCTTGAACCCCTTCGCCGTGCGGATCGACTTGCACGGCAGCAGTTGCATCTCGATCATTGCATCCTCGATTGATTGGATGGTGCGAACCTTGGGGCGTGAACGATCGAGCCGGGATGGCCCGGACTCGCGACGAAATCTTGAACATCACTGGAAGCGTGAGGACGCTTACCTTCGTTTTCCGAGGAACTGGTCCCCGAGAGCGTCACGCATCTCGCGCCAGTCCCCGCACTGACCCAGCCTCACCGCCAGGTCGAAGAAGCTGACCGTGGAGAGATCCTTGCGGTCCTGCAACGTCCCGTCACGGACGTTGAACGAGCCGCTCGGGGTCGAATGGCACGGGTCTTCACGGCCAGGCACGTAGCACGACACCCAACCGCTCGGGTTGGGATGGTTCTTCGCCGTGACAAGCCCCCATCCTTTCGCGATGGCGAGCTTGTGGTCCCCGACCGCTTCGAGGACTTCCTCACGGCCGTAGTGCCGGCTGCTTGGTCTATAGATCCGGTTTGTCGGGTGTGCCTTGGCCGCCTCCACGAAAAAGCGTGGGGTCGCCAGGCGCGGCATTTCAATGAGCCAGCTCGGGGCTGGCTCGGGCAGGTAGACCCGGTTGGGATTCAGGGTTCCGACGAATCGGTAGGGCCGCCCCGTGTCCACGTGGACTGAAGGCGGTGCGATGATGAGCGAGTGGTCCGCGATGACGCGGATTTCCTTGTGCTTCTGCCACCTCCCGGTGCCGCCGTCGCCCCACGTGTCCCAGACGCCGAAGATCATGCCGGAAGGGCATGCCGTCGCGTCGTCGGGCAGCGTGAACCAGTAGTGCCAGCCACCCGAGCCGGAACGCGACACCCAGGTTTCTCCAGGCGCGTAGCCGTGCTTCGCGCACATGGCCTTCCAGACGGCTTCCGACTCGGGCGAGTCGAGATCGACGGCAATGACCTTGGTGGGCGTGGGGCTCGTCACGCCGCAGATCACCTGCACGTTCGTCGTTCGCCAGTCGGCGTAGACTGATTCGGGAACAGGAACGCCTCGGTAATGCTCGGCGTAGGAGGGGAGCATCGGCCCCTTCCTGTCCATCCGCGACGGCAAGGGGCAGAGACCGAGCGCCCGGAAGTGATCCACGCACCTCCGGGTGCGCTCGACTTGGTTCATCGCGGGGTCTCACGCTCCGCTCGCTTGGCCTGGATCGCCGCGTCGAGACGCTCGGCGATGGCCGGCTGATGCAGGAAGATCGTCACGTAGTCCCGCGAGAGGCCGGTGAAGTCCTCCTTGGATCGAAGCCAGTCGAGATACAGGAGCGCCTCGTCGTCATCGGCGAGCTGCCCGAGGGTAGCGTCCTTGTACTTCCCGAACCTCATCGCGTAGTTGCCGCACGACTCGACCCGCGAGGTGTAGGGCCGCGAGGCGTCGAAGCCCTCGACCGCAGGCTTGGTTCCACCCGCCCCGCCGCCACGGCTGCCGCCGTAGCTGCCGCCGGATTTGTTGTTGGCTCCTCCATAGCTGCTCCGGTTGCCGCCGTAGCCGCCGCCCCCGGTTCCGTGCCCGCCGCGGGTCGATCCGCTGCCGCCGCCGTATCCGCTTCCGTAACCTGCCACAGTGGCACCTCGATCGTAGATGGTGTCGCGTCAAAGATGTCTGTCACGAGCTGCGCGAAGGAGTCCTGCGTTACGGGGTGTCGCGCGGCACGCTGCCCCCGCAACGCTAGAAGGGGATGTCGTCGTCGCCGGCCGTGGAGGCGGCCTGCCGAAGCTGGTCGTCAACGAGCGCGATGATGTTCTTGATCCACACCAGATCGGTGAGGGTCTTGAGCGAGTCAGGATGCTCGCCCAGGTGGCCCTGGCCGTTCTTGCACTCGCACGCGATGTTGCCGAAGGCGTCGGACAGCTCGCGGGTGTTGGGCTTGCGGCCGACATGGCGCTCGACCAGGGCGGCCAGCTTGGTCGCCAGCTCCTTCTTCGCTTCGGCCAGCTCGTTCGAGGCGGGAGCGGACGTGTCGGACACAGGGGTCGGTTCAGGCGGGGTCGTGTCGAAGTGGTCAAACTCGCCCTTATAGGTCGGCAGGCTCTTGATGAAGGCGATCGCTTCGAGACAGATCGCGTCCACCGACGGCTGGTCCCAGGCGAAAAACTCGGCGGGCTTGAGGCCGCGGACTTGTGCGCCATCCCGCATGCCGTCCACGAGCTTCGTCTTGAAGTGCGTCTCCATCCCCTTACACCAGGCGTAGACCGCCTTGCCGGCTTTGGGGATGCCAAACGCCTCGGCTGGGCTTGGGGCTTGGGCCGATTCTCTCGGGGCGCTCATTGCCTCGTGAGCCTCGGCATGAAGCGGATTCACCTCGGCCGGTGACGGCTGGGGACGGATCGCGTCCTCGTGGGAGGCGTTCGGGTCGAGCCAGGCGGGGATGCCCTTGTTGTAGAGGTATCGGCCAATCCCCCAGGCGTCCTGGGCGGCCCGGCGAAGCGCGTTCGTGTACCCCGACTTCTCGTCGTTGTCCACGTCGGCTTCCCATTCGTTCGTCTGCTTGTTGTACGAGCCCATCTCCTCGAAACCGGCGCCGTCCTCCTTGTGCATCCAGACCCAGGCGCCGTTGCCCATCGGGACCAGGATGTTGAGGCGGCACTTGTAACCGCGATTCGTGGCGTCGTACTCGGGGAACCAGCCGTGCGGCCCGCAGACCGTATCCAGCCGATTCTCCAGCGCCCGTTTGTCGATGTAGGTCAGCTCACCCTTCCCGCCGCGTCTCGGGACGACCGAGAGTTCATCGGGGTGGAAGGGAGCGAGCAATGCACGCCAGAAGGCAAGCTGCTCGGCGTTCAGATGGACCATTGCAACTCTCCGGTGCGGTTCCTGTGGGTCCGCTGAGATGTACCCAACCGCTCCTTCTATAGATCAGGAAAATCGGAGCGAGGACTCGCAGCAAAGGAAACCTGGACTTGGATTGGTTCCCGCGGGGACACGGCGGCTCGACAGGAAATAGAGATCACAGTGATCGCTATTTCTCCGCCCACGGGTCGATTTCCGGTGTTGTCAGATTGGCGGCCGATTTCGGCCGACGATCCAATTCCGAAAAAACGAACGGCCAATCTGTTGGTTGGCAAGACTCTCTGTGGGCACGGGACCACTGCCGGCCGAGGCGAGCCGGACCAAGAATCGCCAGTCTGAGTTCCGTGGCATCCGAGTCCAAACCACCAGACCCACCCGCTCCCCGTGGATCTCTGGGCCGACAACACGATCCGTGAAGCTCGGGAGCTATCGGCGTCGGTAAGAGTCCCTGGCATGTCGGCATGTCCGCCGGCCTGCGTACTACTCGCCGAAAAGTCCTGGCGGGCGAAAAGCACCCCGCATGACCGACGCCGATATGGTGGCGCAGGGTCGCACGGCGAGAGCCGGATTCCCTCGCCAGAAGGGGAGAGTGCGTCGAGATCGGACGCATCAACGACGGTTGAAAATTGCGGATCGGGGGAGGGAGGCGGGTCAAGTCGGTGCGAGCAGGAGGCGAGCATCTGCGAGGAGCAGGACGCGACGGTGGACCAAAGCCAGGAGGCGGACGTTGGAGGAGACCCTGGACTGGCGTCTCGAATTTTAGTCCGATCCCCAGCTTTGCTCGTCAGCCTGATCTATGTCGCTCTTTGGTGATCGCTGGGAGAGCTGCATGGTTCGTCCCTCGATCGATCCAACTCGCGGGTGGGGGAATGGACCCTCACCCGATGTTCACCCGGAGTCAGCGATCGTGAGTGCCTCGACTGCAACACAGATGGTTCAGGTTCCGTTCCACGACGACGTGATCGAGGCCGTCCAGACCGAGGACGGCAAGATCATGGTCAACCTCAAGAGCGTGTGTCGTTCGCTCGGCATCGACGATTCTCCACAGCATCGCAAGCTACGGACTTGCGGATGGGCAACCACTACCATTATGGAGTCGGTTGCGCAAGATGGTAAACAGCGTATGGTTACGATGATCGACCACGAATCGCTGCCGATGTGGCTCACGTCCATCAACCCCGGCAAGGTTCGTCCCGAGATCCGCGAGAAGCTCCTCCGCTATCAGCGCGAGGCCAAGGCGGTCCTGTCGGCCTGGTTCCTCGGCGAGTCCTCCGACGCGCCGGGCCTTGCGGCCGAGTTCGCGGCGATGAAGAAGCGGATGGCTGCGCTCGAAAGGGACATGACCCTGGCCTGCGACTGGCGGGATATCTGGCACGCCAAGGCGGCTCAGATGGAGGACACGACCCAGACCCTCGCCCGCATCGTCCGCCCGATCGACGGCGATCACGGTGAGTACATGACGGCTCGGGAGTTCATCGACCGTTACCGCGTCTGGAACGACATGGGCCGGATCATCAACGGCATCGAGATTCGGGCGATCGGCCGCACCATCGCCGAGATCAGCAGGGCGCTGCGGGTTCCGATCGGCTCGACTGCGGGCCGGCTGGGCATGGTCAACACCTACCGGATCGACATCCTCCACGCCTGGCGTTCCCTGCATGAGCTTCGCACGAGGCTCTCGACCGATCGCTTCTTCGCAATCACGAAGCGACCGCTCTGAGCAGCGAGCGGTTGGCTACGCTCTCTCAGAGGGGGAGCGATGGCCCGCAAGTCCGCAACCACGAAGTCGAGCAAGTTCAAGCGGCCGGAGCTTCCGACCGCTGTGGGCAAAATCCTGGCCGGGGGGAAGGTGACTGCCGATTCGGCGGCCCTGCTCTCCGACCTGATCGACGTTTGGGGCGGCACCAAACGTCTCGCGCTCGACATCCATGCCGAGTTCCAGAAGGCGGCAGCCGGCGGCATGACCCGCCAGCGCATCCTCGAAATGCTCCAGCGCCTCGTCATCACGAACACGACGCACGAGATTACCAAGATCCGCAACCCCGGCGACATGGACGACGAGGAACTAGAGCGGGTCGCGATCGAGTATCTCGGGAGGCTCAACAGTGGACCCGCTGCCCCCGCCCCAGCAATCGGTCTTGGGCCGGAAGATGGGGAGGGGGAAGGGTAAGCGGGCCACCCACGGTTCCGTGCCACCGCTCCCGCCGCCCGCCTGTCTTCAACGGCCAAACCTGGACGAGCTGGACGACATCCAGCCGGTGATCCCGTTCCAGCCGCCTGACCCCTCGCGCCTCACGATGATGGAGGCCGAGGAGTTTAAGGGTGTACTGGCCGAGATCGCATCCCGCCAGATGGAGGCGATTCGGCTGTTCGTGCCCCTGTCGGAGCAGGAGCGGTTCTTCGCCAGTGATGCGGGCGAGCGGATCGCGCTGGGCGGAAACCGAGGTGGCAAGACGACTGTGACCTGCGTCGAGATCGCTCGGGCCGTGACCGGGCAAGACCCGCACGACAAGTACCCGAGGGAGAATGGCTCCGCGATCCTGGTCGGCAAGGATCTCACGCACTGCTCGAAGGTCTTCTACAAGAAGCTGTTCAAGCCGGGTGCGTTCAAGATCATCCGCGACGAGGAAACCGGCCGGTGGCGGACCTACAACCCCAACTCGGAGTCCGACTCCGCTCGGGCGTCTGAGGCCCGGTTGGCGCCGCCGCTCATCCCTCGCCGCATGTATGACGAGCGGAAGATCGCCTGGGAGAATAAGAAGGACGAGATTCCCAAGACGATCAAGCTCAAGAACGGTTGGACGCTCCACTTCTTTTCGTCACTCGGTGCGCCTCCGCAGGGATGGAATGTCGATCTGGTTGCCTTCGACGAGGAGATCGAGCATCCGCTCTGGTATCCCGAGATGTCGGCCCGCCTCCTCGACAACCGGGTCGAGGAGCCGGAGACGGGCAAGGTGCGGGGTGGCAAGTTTATCTGGTCCGCAACTCCGCAGAGCGGAACCCAACAGCTCTACGACCTGAAGTGCCGGGCGGACGAGCTTCGGGATACGCCGAAGCCGCTGATCGAGTGTTTCGAGTTCGGGATGCTCGACAATCCCTGGGTGTCCGACAAGGCCAAGCAGGAGTTCATCTCGAAGTTCGAGGGGAACGAAGACGAGATCAATGTCCGCGTGTACGGCAAGTTCGCCCTGCTCGGCACTCGCGTCTACTCGGAGTTCGCGCCGAAGGGCGTCCACGGGTGCGAGACCTTCCACGTCCCCGAGGACTGGACGGTGTACGCGGCGATCGACCCCGGCCGCCAGGTGTGTGCCGTCCTGTTCTGTGCCGTGCCGCCGCCGGGCTCGCCCTGGGCGGGCCGGAAGATCATCTTCGACGAGCTGTACCTGAAGCGCTGCAACGCCAAGATTTTCGCCGAGGCGATGCGTCGGAAGATGGGCCACCGGCCGGTCCAGTACGGGATCATCGACCACCGGGCAGGCCGGATCACGGAGATTGGCTCCGGTAAGACGCACGAGCAGCAGTATTCGGCCGCGCTCAAGGAGGTGGGCTTCAAGTTCGAGCACAACGGCCACGAGTTCGTGTGGTCGAGCGATGACGTGAAGGCGGGCATCGAGTCGGTTCGCTCGATGCTGCACGTCGTTGACGGCAAGAGCGAATTGGTTGTGATGCGGGAGAAGGTGCCGAACCTGCTCTGGGAGATGGAGCGGTACGCCTACCGGAAGCTCCCGAACGGCGTCGTCACGGACGAACCGATCAAGCTGAACGACCACGCGACTGACTGCCTGCGCTATCTGGCGATGGCCAAGCTGCGGTACGTGAAGCCGAAGCCTCGCAAGCGCAAGGGTGGCTACACCACCGAGTATCTCAAACTGAAGAAGGCGCGCGAGCGAGCACGAAAAGCACGGGACTCCGGTTACGGCGACTCGATCAAGGTTGGCTAGATTTCAGAAACGCCTCCCTGGATCGTCCGCCGTTCCCCATCGGAGCTTCCGCCATGACTCGTGAAGACCTGAAGTCGCTCGCCATCGGTGCGCTGGTGGGCCTGGCCCTCCTGGCCGGAGTCCTGTCCTACGTCGATCGTCGCGAGCCAGCCCCTCCGCTGGCCCAACCCTCAGTGCCGAGCCTGATCCCGCCCGCGTGCGACGGGTCGTGTATGAGGTGCCGGCCGCAGTCGGTCAAGCCGTTCGCGGTCGTGTGTCCCTACTGCCGCAACCGCATCCTCGCCACTCCGTCCCCCACGGGTGATTCGGTCGGCGAGGCGGTCGGTGCGACCGTGACGCCCAAGGCCGCCACGAAGTAGCCATCCACCCCTCTCAGGGCTCACGGCTCTCACTGTGAGCCTCTTTCCTTTCCTTTGCACCTCCTCACGACCCTGGAGCCGCACATGGCTGCCAAGCCTGACGCGAAGAAGTACGAGATGCCCCGCCCACCCCTGGGCCTGGTCCACTGGTTTTCCGCCCCCGGCGGCGAGCCCACCCCCGCGATCGTCACCTCGATTGGCCGCAACGCCATCGCCCTCGCCATCGTGCCGCCGGATTCGCGGGCCGTCCTGCCCAAAGACGGCGTGATGTACGTGGGTGATCCGCGATCCCGCACGGGCAACCCCGAGAGTGGGTTCTGGGACTTCACGCCCGAGCACAAGCTGACGGCCGAGCTGATGAGCAACTTCGCCGGCTCGAAGTAATCGGAGGGGATCATGGACCGCTACGAAGAGGCCGAGCTTGATCCCGTCCTTCGGGCGGTCGCCTCCCACTGGACCACGAAGATCAAGGCCGCCCGCGACCACAAGCGGAAGGTCTTTCAGGAGGCGGCGGACGAGTGCTACCGCTTCTACAACGGCCCGAAGGATTGGGACGATCTCATGGGTGCCTCGCCCGAGGAATTGGGGGCGGACCCAGCCTACAAGGTGAACGTCAACAAGACGTTCGAGTTCGTCTCGATCTTCGGCCCGGCGCTCTACTATGAGAACCCGGTGCGCACGGTCAAGCCGCGCATGCCGGTCGTCGTGCCGCCGATCTTCTTCCCTGACCCGATGGTCTACCAGGCTCTCATGCAGCAGGAGAACGCTCGCGTCCAGGCGGACGGGCTGCGGTCGGTCCTGTTGGAGAGCTACCTGAACTACACGCCCGTCGAGTTCGACCTGGCCACCGAAGCACGCATGGCCATCGACGAGGCGCTCATCAAGGGGCGGGGCTGTCTCTGGACCGAGCTGGAGTCGCCGCCGGGCGGCGATCAGAAGGCGGTGCGGTCGGTGTGGGACACGACGGATCACCTGTTTGTGGACCCCGACGCACCCAGCTTCCAGCGGGCGAGGTGGATCGCCCGGAAGTGCATTCACCCGGTCTGGCAGGTGGAGCGGGAGTATGGCCTGCGGCCGGGATCGCTCAAGGGGAATTGCGAGAGCCAGGCCCAGCAGGCGGACATGGAGTCGAACGAGGACGCCCTGTACGACCGTAAGCGGGGTCTCTCGAACGACTTGCTGATCTACTACAAGGTCTACTCGAAGATGGGCATCGGCGGTCGGCTCGCGGGTATCAACCGCGACTACCGCAAGCCGCTCGAAATCTTCGGGGACCACGCCTACATCGTCGTGGCCGAGGGGGTGCCGTTCCCACTCAACCTGCCCCCCGACGTGGTGAACGACCCGGCGTTCCAGTCGGACCCCAACGCGGTCTTCGGCCGCACCGCCTGGCCCACGCCCTTCTGGGTGGACGGGGACTGGCCCGTGTCCGTGCTCGACTTCCACGTGGTCCACAACTGCCCCTGGCCCATGCCGCACCTCAAGGCGGGGATGGGCGAGCTGAAGTTCCTGAATTGGGCCATGTCGTTCCTGATGGGCAAGATCCGCAACACGAGCCGGGACTTCATCGCGATCCTCAAGTCGGCCGGCGAGGAGTTGAAGACCCAGATCCTCGAAGGCCGCGATCTGACGCTCTTGGAGGTGGACAGCGACCACAAGGTCATTAACGAAGTCGTCCAGTTCCTCCAGCATCCCGAGATGAACGGGGACATCTGGCAGGTGATCCGGGCCGTCGAGGACAACTTCGACAAGCGGGTCGGCCTCACCGAGCTGATGTACGGCCAGGAGGGCAGCACGCAGATCCGGTCGGCGGAAGAGGCCAACATCCGCCAGACGAACATGAACGTGCGGCCCGACGACATGCGCAAGCAGGTCGAGGCGTGGATGACCAGGGTGGCCGCCAAGGAGGCGGTGTGCGCCCGGTATCACCTCATCCCGCAGGACGTACAGACGATCCTGGGCGTGATGGGCTCCTGGGCCTGGGGTCAGTTCGTCGCCACGAGCGACCTATCGAAAGCCTGCCGCGAGCTGGAGTACCGGATCGAGTCGGGTTCCACCCAGCGTCCAAACAAGGGCTGGGAGTCGCGGACGATGACCGAGGCGATGCAGAGCCTCGCCCCCATGCTCCAGGGCTACGGCCAGCAGACGGGCGATCTGACCCCCATCAACAACCTCCTGGCGGACTACGCCAAGAGCCGCGATCTCGACCCGAGCCGTTACCAGCTTCGTGCCGCTCTGCCACCCCTGAGCCCGGTCATTCCAGGTAACGAGCAGGGCGCCGCTCCCGAGGCGGGCATGCAGGCCCAGGCCCAGAGCAACGTCCCGCCACCGGGTTGACCGGCGGAAATAAGGGTCACTGTGATCGTTATTCTTCCCTGGAGACTCACCCGCGATGACGCCCGAGACGTTCGTGATCTTGCCCGACGGCCAACTGGAAGCCGGAGTCTCGCATTTGATCCCCGAGGACGTGCCGATTGTCACGATTGACCATCGTGTCGCGGAGGCGATCGAGGACGGATGCTCCTTGCCCTACCAGTTCGATCACTACATCAGGTGCCGCAACAACGGCTGTGCTCGCCGCCTGGCCGCCTGCCTGGCGTTGCGGTCATTCCCGAGCATCAAGACCGACGCCATCTTCAACGAGGGCCGGTTCAGTGGGTCCGACCAGTTCGCCGACACCCCGGCCCAGGGCGCCTGGCTCCGATCGCAGGCCGAGGCCGCCGGAGTCTCCACCGCCGGCAAATACTACCTGTCCGGGCTTGCCGACTTCCCCGGCGATCCTACGGCCTGGGTGTCGGATCGGGGAGACGTACTACGGGTGGCACGCGAGAAGAACCTCCGAATCCTCGACGGCTACGTGAAGCATGAGCCGGTCGAGCGGGAGCCGATGGCGGACGTGGAGATCGCCCCCGACCTGATCGAGTCGGAGGTGGCCGACATCCTCGACTCCAACCCCGGCGCCGATGCCGAGCACGTCCGCGATCACGTCTATGCTTTGAGGACGGGACGCACCGATGACAACCCGTTGGTCGTCGATGATGCCGGGGTTGGTGATCTGCCCGAGTGACCGGGCCAGAGGGGGATTGAGCCGTGGGGTACTCGACCTACCAGGATGCGATTGACCACGCCCTCGATTATCTCGGCGGCAACGCCTCCGACCAGGCCCTCCGCGACTGCAAGCGGGCCGCGATCGAGGCGCACCGCACGCTGGCCAACGCGCACAACTGGAGCTACCTCTACACCCACGGCCGCATCGTCACGACGGCCCCGTTTCCCACCGTGGACGGGGCCGCCACGATCACCTACGACCACTCCGGCGGGACGTATCCCCGCATGGTCACGATCACCGGGGCCATGTGGCCCGAGTGGGCGGCTGATGGCACGTACCTCCGCGTTGGTTCGGCCGCCTACAAGGTGGACCAGCGCAAGAGCGCGACGGTTCTGACGCTCGACGATCAGGTCAACCCTGGCGACGATCTGCCGGCCGGGACCGCCTTCCAGCTCTACCGCGACACGTACCTTCTGCCGGCCGACTACATCGCCCAGGACCAGGCCCTCTTCGAGCAGAACTTCGGGGGGATGACCTACACCCACCCGAGGGAGTGGCTGTACGAGGGTCGATCGGCGTGTTCTCAGGGGACGCCCCATAGCTACACCGTGACCGGCGACCCGAAGTGGCCGGGACGGCTGGCGATGCGCGTGTTCCCCTGGCCGGGCGAGGCCCGGTCGATCGACTTCATCTACAAGCGGTCGCCACGCCTGCTGCTCAGTGCCGAGGACGCCCAAGGCAAGGTGTCGCTCTCGCTTGGCGGCAATCTGGTGACTGGCACAGGCACCGCCTTCCGGCCAGGCATGGTCGGCTCAGTCCTGCGGCTCTCGTCCACCGCGATCCGGCTGCCCACGAGCGGCTTCGGGGCCAACCCGGCGGCGTTCGAGACGCTCATCACCAGCTACGTGTCCCCCAACGCGGTCGGCGTGGCGGACCCGGCTCCGCAGGTGTTCGACACCGTGGCCTACACGATCTCCGACCGCCTCGACATTGAGGAAGGCAGCATGCTCAATGCCTACCTCCGCTGTGTCGAGATGCACCTGGGCATGGTCCGCACCCTCAAGGACAAGCCGAGCGCGCGGAGCCAGTTCGCCGAGGCCCTGGAGCGGGCCAAGGCGGCGGACAGCCGGAGCTTCATGGGCAGGTCGGTCGGCGGCAATCGCCGGACCCGAATGCGGCTCAGTGACTACCCCTACAACCCGAATGACTTGGAGTGAGTGATGTTCTCGACCCAGCCGACGACGACTCCCGAGCAGGACGAGCGGACCCGTAAGGCCGCCCTGGTCCGCGAGATCGCCAACCGCTTCACTTACCACGCGCCGTCCGGCACCCAGGCCGCCCGCTACGAGCAGATCCGCCACATGGCGGGCCTGTTCGCCCAGGAGCTTGTGAAGCTGGCCCCCGAGAGCCGCGAACTCTCCACGGCCCTCACCAAGCTCGACGAGGTGGTGTTCTGGACCAACGCGGCCATCGCACGGCGCGAGAGTCAGGAGTAAGTCATGGCCCGCAGAGATCCGGCCGACCCGAAGACGCCCGATGGCCAGGTCAAGATCAGCGACTTCGGCGGGTTCGTCACCGATGCGGACCCGCACGATCTCGATCCTGGCCTAGCCGTCAAGCAGATCAACGCCACCAGCGTCAAGGCGGGCGAGCTGCGGGCGCGGCCCGGCGTCCGTGTCGTCCTGTTCGACTGACGCTTGGCTAAGGTTTCCTCGGGAGGGTGACGCCATGTTCGCCGGATACGTGGGCCTCGGCAGTACGCTCGCCGGGGCCTTCCTGGTCAAGAACTCGCAAGAGTCGCCGCAGAACCCCGACCAGCCGCCCACCTACAAGGTCTACGGCCCAGCCAGGCTCATGCAGCACGGGACGGGGATCGCCAGCAAGCTCGACGGCGACACGGGTCTCTACCAGTACACGGTGTCCGCCGACCCCTCCAACGGCTACGAGGCGGGTGTCTGCTACCGGGTCTTCATCACGGCCGTCGTCCTGGGTGTCACCGTCGCCTACGAGCAGTCGTTCATCGTGACGTGATCGGCTGATCGGAGGGGGCGATGGCGCTTCGAGTCACCCAGGTTGTCACGCTGGTCCTCCGAACCAGCCAGTCGTCGGACATCCCGCCGGTCCAGGCGTCTACGACGTTCAGCTTCTCGCAAGAGAACTCCAAGGTGATGAGCCTCCAGAAGTGGGGCTCGTCCAGGGTTTCATTCGCTGGGGACGCTTCGGAGTCGCGTGATGCGGCGTCGGATGCCGCGTCCAGCTTCGAGCTGATCGCCACCGATCAGGCTGTGACCGAATGGTGGATCGCAGTCTCCAGTCAGATCGGGCTGACTCCGACACCGCACGCCACCCGAGACACGGCCTCGGACGCCGCCTCCATCGTCTCGGTCGCCGGGGCCGGATCGGCCGAGCGCCAGGTTCACGGCGATGCGTCTACGCTCATCCTTCTCTCCTATGTCGCCCCGGCAAATCGGGCGGTGAACACGGACGCCTCGAACGGGTTCCTGCTCTACGGCTCCGCGAGCCAGGCCCGCGACATCGCGGCCCACGCCACGGAAGCCCTCGGGTTTGAGGTTGGAACAGCCCAGGTCCGGGTTGCTGCCGCTAATGCGGCCTCGGCCATCCTGATCGACCCGGCCGTCGCCGGACTCCGGGAGATCGTCGCCGACGCTCTCACGCTGGTCGCCATCGCATCCCTGGCCCTGCCCTTCTCCGAAAAGCCGGTAGGTGCAGCAACGACTCTCGCATTCCAAGATGTTGCGTCTGAGACAGCGGACTTCCCAGTTTCGGCAACGGAGAGCGTGGCGATCCTGGCGACCGCCTCCCAGGTGCGCGACCTGCACTCGGGCGCCGCCAGCTCTTTCGGTTTCGACTCGTCCGTCACCGTCGAACATCACGTGTTCGTCAGTGCTACGTCCTCGGTCGGGTTTGCGACCGCAACCCACCAGAACCGCAATGCAGTGGCCCGTACCGTCACGAGCCTCGGGCTTCGATACTTCGGCGGTGTGCGTCCACCTGAGACGCTCGTCACGACGGGATTCACTCTGGCCCCAGAAGCGATCGTGGTCCGCGAGCTGAAACGGAAGGCCACCACCTCGCTCGGGCTGCGTCCGGTCGCAGCGAGCGTGCGTGGGTTCTGGGTGGCGGGCCTCTCGAACCTGGCCTTGACGCGGACAGCCGGCGGACGACGGGACGTGTTCCCCGACGCGGCCTCCTCGGTGGAATTTGTCGGTGCGGGTGAAGGCGCCCGTGACGTGCCGGCTCTGGCCACGTCCGCCCTGATCCTCGACTGGACCGGAGCCCATGCGGCTAAGGACTCCTTCCCGGCGGCCATGACGGCGATCGGGATCGGTGGAGACGCAGCGGGCGATCGAGCCGTCAACGCGGCAGCCGTCACCGAGCTACGCCTCCGGGTGGACCCTGGCGGCATCCGCATCCTGCACCTGGACGCGGCGACGGTCGTGAAGTTCCGACTGGACATGGGAGGGACCAATGCGGCCCTCGGAGGCAATCCCGTGGCGACTCACTACATCGGCTACCTCGGCCAGTTCCAGCAGGGCCAGACGGCCACGCTGATGATCCGCACCACGGGATATCAGGGCCGGGTGGTGGCACCCGACGCTCCCCCGGCCGTGAAGCTCTATGACGACTCTGGAACCGTGATCCGTGAGGTGCGGCTGCCTGCGATGGATCGTGAGGCAGGCGTGTTCGCGATGCCACTTTTCGTCGGACTCGACATTCCGTTGGGTAGATATAGGGTGGCGTACCGCTACGCAGCGGGAGGCCAGACCTGGGCTCGCCTCGATTACTTCGAGGTGATCCCCGGCGGCGATCCGGGTGGGGCGGTGATCTCGATGTTCGCCTACGACCGGCCCGAGTCGGGTTACGTCCTGGCGCAACTTGGCGGCGGGAAGCTCGTGCAGGGCCGGAACCCGCGACTCTGAGACCTGGGCCATAACTAGGCCCCCTTTCAGGAGTATCCCATGAACGGCAGCGGCTTTGCGGTCGGCGACCACGCCGACGCCCATGTGGAGCGGGCGAACGGGATCACCGACCTGCCCGGCATCCGCCTCGATCTCGGCGGCCTCGACCCGAACCGCCTCGGCGTCGGTGGATACTTCACGATCGAGTGCCGGGACGCCGATGGCCGGTTGAAGTGGGAGGACACGGCCGAGAACGGCGTGGTCAACTCCGCGCTCGACGACGTGCTGAACGTGTATCTGCGCGGCACCAGCCAAGTCGCCAACTGGTACATCGGCCTCGTGGACAACGCCGGGTTCACCGGCTTCGCCGCTGCCGACACCATCGCCTCGCACTCGGGCTGGTCCGAGAACACCAACTACAGCAACACAAACCGGGTCCAGTGGTCGGCCGCCGCTGCGAGCAACCAGGGCGTAACCAACACGACCACGGCCGACTTCAACATGAACCCCGGCTCCCAGGTGACGATCCGGGGCCTGTTCCTGGCCTCGGACAACACCAAGGGCGGGACCACCGGCAAGCTGTTCGCCACCGCCGCGTTCAGCGGCGGCAACCAGGCGGTGAACAACGGCGACACCCTCAAGGTGACGTACACCGTCTCGGCCACGTCGTCCTGAGTCTGGGCCTGGGGGGAAGGTCGCGGGGCGGGGCGAGGCTTCGGCCGGACCCCGCCCCGTTGTCGAAATGGAGGGCGGACCCGTGGCGCTCCTGTTCTGTGATGGCTTCGACCACTACACGTCCTCGGCCGACATCGTGAAGTTCCTGTCGGCAACCTCCACGAATAGCCTGTGGACTTGCAGCGCAGGCGCAGCCAGGACGGGTGCCGGCGGGCTCCGTGGCACCGCGAACGCCTCGAATGCTCTCTCGTGTATCAGTCTCCCGTTAGTCTCTGCGAAAACCACGCTCTATGCGGGCTTCGCGCTCCGGCTCAATTCGATGCCGCCAACGGGAGCCGGCAGAGGAACGATCTGTGCGTTCTGCGAGGGCGCTTACAGTCTTCCTGGGGTCAAGATCGTGCTGTCGCCATCGGGGGCGCTTCGCATCTACGGACAGACCTCTGCCAAGAGCGACAACTGGACCGGAACCGAACTCACCACCGGCAACTGGTACTACGTTGAGGTGAAGGCGAATTTCAAGACGACCGGAACGACGGTTCCTGGCGATGTGGAAATCCGGGTGGACTATGGCGACGGCAATGGCCCTGTCGTGGTCAACCAGATCGGTGCCGGCGAAAAGACTGCCTACAACGGCAGTGCTGGCGGCTTCAACTACTTCGACTTCGGCGATCCGAACGGCGGCGTCGGGTGGCCGGCGAGCGCTGTCGCCTTCGAGGTGGACGACCTCTACCTCTGCGACGACACCGGCACCGTCAACAATTCGTACCTCGGGAACTGCATGGTCGAGACTCTCATGCCGGACGGGGAGGGAGCCTCTTCCCAATTCACTCCGAGCGGCACTGGCGGCACGAATTGGGGGCGAGTGAGTGAGCCGATCATCGATGGTGACACGACCTATGTCTCGACCGCCGGGGTCAACAATCGCGACTCCTACGCGCTGGGCGACCTGTCCGCGACTCCCGAGTCGATCTTTGGCGTCATGGTCCGAAGTGTGGCCCGAATCGACGCGAGTGATTCGGGACGCAAGTACAACCACTCGCTCCGGCTGGACGGCGCCTACTATGACGGCGCTCCGAGCGCCAACATGACGACCACCCTCCGCAAGCTGGAAAACGTCTGGGAGACGAATCCGGCGACGGGAGCCGCCTGGACCCGCTCGGCTGTCGAGGCGATGGAGGCGGGCGTCAAGCTCGTGAGCTGACATGGCTCTCATCGTCAATCAGGTGGCTGTCCAGATCCTCCGCTCACGCGGTCAGTCGGCCGGGCTCGCCGTCTCGGCGATGACTCCGTTCGGGCTCATGGGCAGCGGTAGCGCCGCCAACCCCTATCGGAACCTCCGCGCCACGTCGAGCTTCGGGCTCACTCCGTCACCTCGCGGCGGCGGCGACTTCCGTGTCGGAGCCAGCAACTCGATCATCGTCTCAGCCAATCAGTTTGTCTCAAACTCGACCCACTATGCCTCGGCGTCTACGCTGCTGAGCTTCCAACTGGCCGGCTACCTCGGCAAGCCGTTCGCTGTCTCAGCCTCGTCCGCCATTTCCCTGGCCTATGCCTCAATCGGCCAGCTCTACGCCGGACCCGTGGAACGGTCAGTGTCGGCTGCCAGTGGGGTCCAGCTTGCGGCCGGACTTGCCAGTCACACAGCGCTGCGGATCTTCCGGGTCACGGCTGTCACCACGATGGACGTGATCGAGCGGAGTGTCCCGATCCTCACCGGGCAGCTTCGCGGGACAGGGCTGGCCGCTCTCGGTATTGCCGTGTCCGCAAGGGCGTCTCGCATCGCGAACGCCGCCGCAACCACCCAGATCGTCGTCGGTGACTCCTCGCTTGCCGGCCGAGTCGTGAATGCCGTGGCGGCCACGGATGTTGGGCTTGGGGCGTCCGATCGGTCGAACCACTTCGAGTATGAGGCTTCGTGGGCCAGCTTCGCGTTCACGGGCTCGGCTTCGGTGATCGCAGCCGGCAAGGAGGCATCTGCACGCCTCCGACTCACGCATCGGGCGGATGCCCGCGTGATCCTCCCCTCGGGCGGCGGGGCTCCCGGCGGCTCTCAGGCGGGCCTGCGAACGATCCTCCTGAACGACACCACGGGCGAGTTCCCCAACTCCTACGCCGAGACGCCTTCGGGCCTCATTCTGGTTGCCAACGGGATCGACCGAATGGTCCGCTGGGACGCCCTGACAGGACTGGCGGATGCTGCCGGGGTCCAGGCCCCGGCAGGGGCTCTCGAACTTGGAGGCGTCGGGGTCGGTGGGATCATCGGCCGCCGCGTAGCCTACTGCCGGTTCATCGACCGATTCGGTAGTCCGTCGAGCCTGAGCCCTATCTCGAACGAGGTGGACTTCGGGCACGACGGCCTGATCGACCAGATCCAGTACGACCGCACGACCGGGTTTGTCACCGTCACCTCGGCTGGGCATGGGCTCACGACCGGATCGCCGATCCTGGTGGAAGGCGTGGAGGGGCTGCCGATCGTGGGCCGGTACACGATCACCGCCCTGGACGATGATCGCTTCACCCTGGACGGACTCACGATCACCTCGGGTGTCCACCAAGCCGGGGGCCGTTGGGTGTACGGGATCAAGTCGGTCCTGTACGGCAACGTCCCGGTGTCGGCTGAATCCAAGGTGGTCCGTCGCCAGATCCTCCGCAACCTGGACGGGAACAGCGAAGTCCTGTACGTGGACATCGACACGGACGACCTGACGGCGACGGCCTTCTACTCGCAGAAGTCGGACGACGACCTGGCGGCCGGTCTACCCGTCCCGCTGTTCACAGCCGAAGAGACGCCGCACGCCGACCGCTTCGGCCCACCCCCCGCCCACAAGGCGATCGTGGCGGCCCACCTGGGCCGCATCTTCGCCGCCGGGGAGGTGGCCTACACCGCCGGGAATGCCGAGCCAGTCTTCGGACACCAGACGATCCGGGGGACCGGGACCGCCTGGCGGAAGTCGATGATTGGCCGCAAGGTCTACATGGTCGGGGCCACGGCCGCCTACGAGATCGCGGACGTGGACGAGGCGGCCCAGGAGATCACGACCACGGAAGTCGTGCAGGACTCCACCGGCCCGTTCACCCCCTACGCGATCCGGCCCGCCCCCGCCGAGCGGAAGCTCGTGTACTTCTCCGAGCCCGGCTTGCCCGAGGCGTGGCCCCCGTGGAATGCCATCGGAGTCCCCGAGGACTCGGACGAGATCACTGGGCTCATGGTCCAGGGGAGCTTCCTCTACCTGCTCGAACGGCGGCACATCTACAAGCTGACCTTCCAGGGCGACCCAGCCCGCGACGGGTACGTGTTCCTCGCCACCCGTCGTGGCTGCGTCAACAACCGCTGCCACGTCCAGGTGGAGGACACGGCCTACATGCTCGATGAGTCGGGCCTGTACCGTTTCGACGGCGGCCAGGCCGAGCCGATCTCGACGCCGATCCAGAACCTCTTCCAGCAGGTCGGCGTCTCGGGTCTCCAGGTCAACTGGAACGCCGACCAGCGGTACTGGCACGCGGCCCACGACCCGACCCGCGACACGATCCGGTGGTTCGTGGCGATGACCGGCCACAAGTACCCCCGGCACGCCATCGCCTACGACTACCGCCGCAACCGCTTCTGGATCGAGGAGTACCCCTTCGCCATGTCGGCCTCAGCCGTGGCGACGATCGGATTCCGGCGGTCCCTTGCTGGCTCGGAAGCCCGTCGCGTGCTCTGCCTCGGTGAAGGCGCGCTCGATGCGGTCGATTCAGGGAACGGTTTGCGAGGGTCCGTCACCTCGGCTGGCCCGCTGACTCTCACCGACTCGTCCGCCCCCTTCCCGTCTGACCTGGCCGGAGCCCCGGTGTCGATCGCCCAGGGGAAGGGGTTCGGGCAGCAGCGGCGGATCGCGGCCAACACGGCGGACACCCTCCAGATCGACCGGCCCTGGCTCGTGCGCCCTGATGCAACCAGCGTATACCAGATCGGTGGGATCAACTGGTCCTGGCAGTCGGGGTGGTTTCGCTACGTCGAAGGCGAGCAGGACAACTCCCGCGATGTGGAGGTGGTCTACCAGCCCGTCCGTTCCCCGTCCTCAATCGCGATGCGGCTCTACTACGACCACGCCACCGAGCCCCGCGCGTGGGCCAGGACCATCCAGCAGGACGGCACGACCACGATCGCAGGTCTGCCCGAGGTGGCCCTCGACATGACCCACAAGCACGGCCAGTCGGTCCACCGGCTCACCGGGCACCGAGACCCGCGAGCCCAGGGCGATACGTTCGTCTCGGTCGAGCTGGCCGGCGTCCAGGCCGGCGAGATCCACCGCGTCTATCAGGTCACCGTCAACGGAGTCCGCCAGCGATGAGCGATCCACTCCTGGGCAAGAGCGCTCCGAGCAGATTGCTCCGCGAGCGGTGGAAGTCGGCCACCGATCTGGCCCAGGAACTCTACGCGATGTTCACCGCGACAGGGCCGCGCGAGGTGGAGGGACCGCTCACCATCCGCGTTCCAGAGGGGAAGGCGGCGATCCGTGTGGTGCGGGAGGAGGGCGGACGGTCAGCGGATGGGGCGGTGCCCGATTTCGGCGTGAAAAAGGCCGCCCCGTCCGAGCCAGGGAATGCATTCCCTGGGAGCCCAAAACGCCCCCGGTACGAGCCCGAGTCGTCGCGGCGTCAGGGGAGGACCGAGATCGAGCCCCAGGCCCGCCGGCCCCGCGACCCGTCACACGCTCAGGCCGATCCCCCGGCAAGGCCAGGGTCGGGGCCGCCCGACATCGAGTTTGACAACACGGTCGGATTCACGAAGCCGGCGACGTTCCAGCAATCGGCCGTGTTTCTGGAGCCGCCTGTGGTCCTCGACCGCGAGACGGGCGAGCTGCGGCCCGTGGAGACGAAGCGGCCGAAGATGATGATAGGCGGCGGCAGTTCGGATGCGATCTATGGGGCTGTTGCCCTGGCAGGCCAGGTCGGTCCCGAAGTGAGCTGTCATCTCTTCAAGAATGGGTGGGCCTCGCCCGTCGTGGACGCCGCAACGCAAAAGCCCCTGGTTGTCGTCATCCAAATTCCGGTGATCGCTGAAGACGAGCGAATCCCGGAAGGGTTCACTTTCTTCCCGGTGTTCAATTTCGGCGACGGGTACTGGTCCCAACCGCCTGTATGGGGATGACGGTGATGAACCAGGAATCGCGGAACATTCAGCGACTTCTTCGGGCAAGCCGCTCGAAGGGCCGGCTCATCCGTGCGTCATCGGCGGGTCTCAACGGTCGCCCGTATCTGTTCTGGACGCCAGGCCAGCTCAGGGCCAGCTACTCCATTCAACAGCCGGATCGCTCCGCAATCGTCTATGCGAACCGACCGACCTGGCTCGAATCGGGCCGCCTGGTCCGTGATCCGCCCGAGATGGTGTATCTGACCTTGGGCGAAAACCAGAAAGACGAGTCGAGATACCGCGTCTTTCGCGTCGATTACGAGAAATGGGTCGGCGAGGTTCATGTCACCCCTGAATACGGCACGGTGGTCACGGACCCGTGGCACCAATACGGTGTCGATTACGAGTATTTCGAGTCCTACCAGGAAGCCGAAGCGGCCGAATACTCCGCATGGGTCCAATCCAACCCAACGTGGTCGGATCGGGCATGGGATTGGGGTACGGGCTACTACGAGCGGACGACGGGGCGCGTTCATATCTCGACCCGATCTGCCGCCAGGATCATCCGTGGAACACGGCACGTCCTCCCTGCTTTCCACGAAGCGAAGCTGAGGATCGAGGCGGCACGCGAGGGTAAGACCTACGTCTCGATTCTCGACCGACCCTACGAGTCCTACTTTGTCCGGCCCGATGTTCTGGTTCCGGCGGGACAGTTTGGCATCAGCTCAACCTTCATTGGGACGCCGTTCCTTCACATCTACGCCGGCACCGTCAGGACGAGCAGCTATCGACTCGAAACGGCCGGCGTCGAGAACTTCCCGAGCTATGGCGTGCGCGTCTACGGAACCGACGCCTATGAGTATTCAGGGAACGAGGAGATCCTCGATCATCCGTCCCAGGTTGACCCAAGGATTGCCGCCAACACGGCCATTTCGGCTGGAATCGACTACCAGATTGTCGGCGACATCAAGGACATCACCGCGGATCAGATCGTCGCTGAGGTGGAGCGGTTCTTCGGTTGGAACCTCGCCAGCCGGCCGCAATCCTTGAGTTGAGAGTCCGACTCTGATTGGCTTGGCTACCTTTTCGTGAGGCCGCTCGGTTGCGGCTTCGCGGGAGGGTGAGCGCGTGCCTGTCTCGACCATCGAAACCCCACCTCCGCTGCCGTCCATGCCGAGCATCTCGGCCGGATCGACCACGCTCGTCATGCCGTCCGCCCCGGCTGGCATGTCGAACGAGACGATCTACGTCCAGGGACTCGTGATCGCGACGGCCCAGCTAGAGGCCGACCGTTCAGGTATCAACAACCAGATCAATGCCCAGGTCAGCCACTACCGGGCACAGCTCGACTATCTCGCCACCTGCTACGGGGCCGCGAAGACCGCCGAGGCCCACAAGTATTCCGCCGATCGCCAGCTTGAGGCGTCTCTCGCCCAGCTCGACCGCGTGAACGGTACGGAGCTTTCGATCCGGCAGCGGGAGATCGACAGCCGCTACCAGTTGGCCGCTCTCCAGATTCAGGCCGGTCGGGAAGAGGCTCAGGTTCGCGGCGCGTATGACGTGCAGGTGGCCCAGATCCGATCCACCTCTGACCGCGAGGTAGCCCAGGTCCGGGGTGGGTTCGACGTTCAGACCACGCAGATCGACACCGCAACGCGGGTCCAGGTCGCCTCGATCAACAAGGATGCCCAGGTCCAGTCGGCCGGGATCGACTTGCAAGGTCGGCAGTATTCGTCCGACCGTAGCTACGCGGCCCAGCTCTATGAGGCGGATAAGAGCCTCCAGGCCGCCCAGCTCCGCGACCAGGGCGAGACGGCCCGGCTCCAGACCAAGCTCCAGTTTGCTCAGTCGAAGTTCGACACGGTTTACCCGTTCGTCCAGTCCTCGCTCTCCGACGCACTCTCCGGGAGCCCGTCCACGCCGGGGCTCGACAACGACTGGCCGATCATCTCGGCTCGCGGGATCTACACGCCGGCCGAGATCCAGCAGCAGGTGAACCGGGCCTGGGCACAGAACGACGCCCGGTCACAGTCGCAGCTCTGGCAGTTGCAGAGCGAGCTGGCCGGTCGCGGATTCAGCGGCAACTCGCCGCTGTTCGACGTGATCCGGGTTGGAGTGCTCGGGCAGACATTGCGGGCCAACAACGACGCCGCCACGAGCATCCGGTTCCAGGCGGCGACGGCCAACGCGGACCACATCCTCAAGGCCCAGGAACTCCGCGTCAACGAGCATCAGGCCCGGAACAACACGGCTCTCGAATCCGAGAAGAACCAGATCACCCGCCAGGTGGGCTTCGTCGGAGCCCTGGCCCAGCTCGTTGGTGGGATCGCGTAAGCGGAAATAACGGTCACAGTGACCCTTATTCCGGGAGACAGTCATGGCTGATCCAGTCAGTGCGCCCAAGAAGATCGGAGCCGGCAAGCCTCAGCGGACCCAGCCTGGGATCGCCCCCGCTCAAGACACGTCCGCCTCGCCGCCGGCGATCTCCCCCGGCTTCGTCGATGCCCGACCGCAGTCCCAGGTCAGCGCGCATCCGGTGCCGGGTTACGACTATTCGCGGGTTGGAGTCGGTGGTGCGCCGCCGGCTGGGGGTGTGGGCGTGACCAACGCCTATGCGCCGCAACCGATGAACCTCCCCGAGCAGTTCAAGCGATACCCGGCGAGTCAGAAGTTCGACATCCCGGCCGATTGGGGCCAGGCCGTCGTCGAGTCGAACGGCACCCGGATGTACTCCTACACCACGCCGCAGGAGCGGCAGGCGAACGACCAGCGTCACCAGGAGTACCTGCATCAACAGCGTGAGACACAGCAGGCTCAGACGATGAATGGGCTCAACCGCGAGATGGGCGCGCTCATCCGGGGCACGGGTCCAAACGGTGCTTTGCCAGCCGAACAGCGTGCGGCGATGGCTCAGGTTACGGGTCAGCAGATCCAAGCCATGATGGCGAACCAGTCGCAGAACGACGCGACCCGGATGCAGTTGGCCAACGACCCACGGAATAACCCGAGGCTGGTGGACGCCCAGATCGCCGAAATGCAGGCCCAGACCCAGAGACATCTGGCCGACGCCGCCGCATCCGACCCGCTACGGAAGCTCGACCTGATCGACGCGATCAACCGCGACCCTCAGCGTCGGAGCTTGGCCCTGGCGATGGGTGGTGCGGACGCCCAGACGATCGCCGCCATGCCGCCGGTCGTCACTCCCGCTGGTGATGGTGCCCCGGCGGTCAATCCCGGCAACCTGATGCAGCATCTCAGTCAGCCGGCCAACGCCGGGATGGCGAAACTTTTCGAGGAGTCGGCGGCGAACGGCACCGACCTGGGCGAGACGATCGCCAGAGCCGCGACCATGCCGGGATTCGCAGATCCAATGAGCGAGAACCGGCAGTTGTTCGATGCCTGGCTCAAGCAGACCTACACGAATCCGGCCGAGTGGCAGAAGCAGCTCTACGTGCCGCCCGACCCGGATCGCTCCATCCCTGTACTTGGCCGCATCCCAGGACTCGTGTCCGCACTCTATGGGTCGTTCGCTGGCCCACAGTCGATGCCGGGAACAGGTACGGGCCTCGGCTGGCGTGGCAACTACGACGACGCCCGCCGCCGCTTTGACCTGATCCAGAAGTACGGGATCAGCCCTTTCTGATGAGGAGTAGGCCGCCATGTTCCCGCCGAAAAAGCCGAGCCCTGGAGCCTCACCCCAGAGCGGCCCCCCTGACCCGATGGGCGGTGCCCCGCCGATGGCTGGCCCCGGCCCAATGGGTCCGCCGCCGATGGGCGGTATGGCCCCGATGCTGCCCAAGCCCGGCCAGGGCATGAACCCGATGATGGCTATGCTCCACGGACTCGGCCCCGATCCGCTGGGCATGGGTCAACCGACTCCGGCCCCGCCTGGCCCGCCGCTCGGCCCGGATGGACTGCCCCCTGGTGGCTCGCTTCCGGGTGGTCTGGCGGCCCAGGAATCAGCCGACCCGACGATGGGTGGCTCCGATCTGCTCCAGGCCCTCACGGCGGCGGTCCAGGCCGGCGACCCCTACGGCACGACCGGGGTTCCCACCAGCCTGAACATCGGCCCGCAAGACCCCAACATGGGCATCGAACAGATGCTCCAGTTGCTCGCCCTCGGGCAGATGGGAGTCGGCGGCGGTCCTGCCCCGATGCCTGGTGGGTCGGGTCTCGACCTGCCTCCAAACCTCATGGGTCAGATGGTCGGGCTCGTTTGAGCCTGACCCCTGGCATGGTTGTCCGCACGACTCGCAACGAGGAATCATCCAATGGGACTCTCGCAGCACACCCGATCCGCCGTCGCCAACGCGATCTGCAACCCGGCCGCGTCCGACGAGCTGATCCGCCTGATCGAGAAGCTCTCCGACTTCGTGGATCGCGTGCCGATCCCGGAAGGAGGCCCGATCGCCACCCCCGCCACGGCCGACACCATCACGATGGCCGAACCCGAGCCGCCGCCCGACACCGGCATGGGCGTGGACGTGATCGCCGAGGCGACTGTCGTGCCTGCGGCGACTGAGCCGGTCGAGACGGACCCGACCGCCCTGACAGCCGCCGCTCTCGACGAGGGACTCGCCCCGCCGGACCCGCCCACCCCGACCGAGCCGCCGGCCCCTCCTTCCGAGTGATGCCGACCAGGTTCATCCACATCAGACAATGCGGGGCTTCTCGTCATGGATCTCCTCGAAGCAATCGGACAAGCCGGAACCTCCCTGGACAAGATCACGGGCGGCCGTGCGCTTCGAGGAACTCTGGCCGGGAAGCCCCGCGAACTCCTCTCGGTCGTTCCGTTCAGCGACGCGCTCGGGCTCACCGACGAGCACGACGCGACCGGCGGACGTGATCTCACGGACGCCTGGGGAGTGACCCGGAAGGGGGATCACAGCCTCAGCTCGAATGCGATCGGCTTCCTCGCCGACACCGCCCTCTCGCCCGGCAACCTGCTCGGTGGTTATGGGGCCTACAAGGCGGCCCCCACTGTCGCCAAGGGCCTCGCCGGGGCGGCCAAGTCGCTCTCTGGCCTGGACCTGATCGACTCCTTCCGTACCGCCGGTTCGGCCCTCAAGGGGCACGACGGCGGCGACCTGCTCGGCGCCCTCAAGCGGTTCTCGGACGACGAGGGTGGGTGGCTCAGGATTCCGTCTTACGACATGGTGGATGTGCGTCCTCCTGACACGCGATCCTTGTTTTCGCAACTCATGGGCCTCCCACCGGCCGCGTATCTGGAAGACACGCAATCTGTCGAGGCTGTCGAACGGTCCAGGCAGTTGGTAGCGGACGCGATGCGACGAAAGGAACTGGAAACCCTCCCGGTCTTTCGTGCCCAAGCGATTACGGATGCGTTCAATCAGGATGCAAGGATTGCTATGACCGCATCACCAAAATCCTTGGCTGAATACAAGCATTCAGACTCATGGAGAGACCCGATCATCCAATGGAACCCACGCTTTCATGGTTGGTTCGATCCGGTCGAGATGGCCCACGTTCGGGATCGCAGCAAGGGGTTCTGGGCCACGGACGCGCCGGACGGCACGGCTCTCCACGAGCTTGGTCACGCCTTCCATCACAACCACATGGGCGACGAACTGTTCCAGTATCTCCCCGAGGAAGTCCCGACCAAGTACATGAAGGACATCCGAAATAACGTGAGCGAATATGCGACGACGAACCCGAAGGAGCTGATCGCGGAGATGTTCGCCGGGATGGCGACTGGACACCAATACGATCACGCGATGGAGAACCTGTACGAACAATTTGGCGGCCCTCCCGAAACCGCTGATCTCGTTGGTATTGCTCAGAAGATTCAGGAGCAACTGAACGCACGGTTCGGCACTCCCTACACGATCCCGAAATCGCGGCCCGGCGGGTGATCTTGGCTAGATTTCCTGGTGGCAGGTTCTCACCGGGAGGCGTCTGGCATGAGCGGGCTCGACCTGGATCTCAACCCGATCAAGCCGGGCGACCTGAACCTGGGATTGAATCTCGGCCTGGGTCGATCCGGCGGCCGGCAGCGGTCCCCGTGGCGCGAGCCGCTCCAGGCCAAGGAGGCTGAGGCGGCCACGAGCAGCGTCCTAAATTCGGGCCTCTCCGGCATCTCGTATGTCCTGGGCTCACTCGACAAGCCGGGCCAGGCGGTGCGGGGTCTCCTCGCTGGCAAGGGTGGACGGGCCGCCCTCAACCTCGTCCCGTTCGCGGACACCCTCGGGTTTACGACCGAGAAGGACCACACGACCGGCCGCGAGCTGACCGACACGCTCGGGATGACCCGCAAGGGCGATAAGGGGTGGGGCTCCTGGGGCGTCGGACTCGCCGCTGAGCTGGCGACCGACCCGCTCATGTACACGACCTTCGGCGCCAAGCACGCCGTCACGGGGGCCGGCAAGGCGCTCCAAAAGGCGGGGCACCTCAAGGGTTTCTCCCGCGAGGCCATGCTCAAGGGCTTCGACGCCACCGAGTCGGGACTCCGGGCGGCCGGGCATACGGCCGAGCAGATCGCCCACATGGGCAACCAGGGCCGGCGGATCGCCACCCCCGAGATGGAGGCGGCTGTCCTCAAGGCGACCGGCAAGCCGCTCGAAGCGGGCCAGTCCCTCGGCGGTCTCGCCGGGTTCGGCCTCCCGTTCGCCTCCCCCTCTGTCATCGTCGGCCAGGGGAGCCGGTCGCAAGGCTTGGCCCGGCGGCTCGACCGGATTGGAGAGGGCCTCAAGTTCGGCACCGCACTCGGGAGATCGCTCAATGCCCTGTTCGATCCCTCGGTCGGTGGCGCCGTGGACCGGATCACCCAGCAGGGCTGGCAGCGGTACGGCGACCCGGCGATGCAGGCCCTCAAAACGGACGCCCGCTCCCATGCGGCGGACGTGCTTCAGGGTCTCGACCCGTTGATCCAGGCGGGGGCGCATACCGAGTCGGAGATCACCGGGGCGGCCCGCGCCCTGGCCGAAGGAGTGCCCACGGTCAACCGCTACGACCCGGCCCTGGTTGCCCAGGTCCAGGGGGTCTCCAGCAAGATCGGCCAGCGGAATCAGGCGATCCTCGCGGAAGCCCGCAAGGCGGGGGCTCCCCTGGAAGACGCGGCCGACGACTACGCGCAGTACGTCCACCGCCAGATGCTCGACGTGAACCACCGTGACCTGCAACTCAGGAATCCGAACAGTCTCTACCCGGTGTCGGCCGGGTCGAACGTCCACCGCGATGACCTGCTCCGCAACATCCCTGGCGGCACCGAGCGGATCAACGACTGGTATCAGCGATTCGCCGGCCTTGGAGCCAAACAGCTTCCCGTCATCGCGCGAGAGATCAAGAAGGACATGGTGGCCGATCTGACGGCTGGCGGCCGGCAGATCACCAAGGCGCTCGGAAAGCGGTTCGACGATCACGCGGATGCTCTGGCGAAGAGGATCGCCGCCGCGTCGGAGAAGTACCGCACAGACCAGCTCCCGTTCTTCACGCCCGACCTGGCCCGCGACGAGATCCAGCGGAGCGCCCAGCACGCCCGGACAGTCTCGGCGGCTCGGGCTGCGATCGGCACGATCGGCGATGCGGCTCAGCCCTACCTCAACGACGGCTCGATGGTTGCCATCCCCGAGCTTCTCAAACGGATCGGCCTGCGGACCTTCAAAGGGGATCAGGCGACAGGCCAGCCGATCGAGGGAGCACTGGTCGAGGCCTACAAGGCCCTCGCCAAGCATGGAGCCGGCCCGGTGGACCCGCTCCTCGGCGGCAAGGTCAAGGCGCTCCGCAAGGAGGTGAGCCAGTACGGACTCTCGAACGAGCACGCCGAGCAAGTCCTCAAGGCGTATGGGAGATGGGCCGCCCCCGAGGAGATCAAGGGGCCGCTCCGGTTCATGGACTCGTTCACGAACGCCTTCAAGGCCCTGGCCTACCCGATCTGGATTCCAGCCCACGTACGGAACGCCGTGTCGGCTGGCACCAACAACCTCCGCTCGGGTGTCAGCCTCGGCGATTACGCCACCCAGCTTGCGATCATGCGGAACCGAGCGACCCCGGCCCAGCTTGCACGCTACGGCCTGGGCTCGATGGACGAGGCTCGCAAGGCGATGTTCGCCTCGTCGAACATCTTCGGCGGTCACGGGGTGGCGGACGATGTGGCGAACTCCGCATTCGACGCTCTGTCGGGTGGCGGGCCTGGGCGGTTCACGCCGCACGCCCCCGGCTCTGACCGGCTCGGAACGACCGGCACGCTTGCGGGCGACACGGCCAACCTTGTTCTCCGTGAGGGCCTTCTGTCCTCGCTTGGCGCCTTGGGCCGCACCGCGAAGGCGGTCGTCACGAACCCACTCTCCCCGAAGTCCTGGGGCCAGGCCGTCGCCGGCAACCTGGGGATCAAGGGGGTGGGCGGTGTGGCTGAGGACATCCTGCCTGCCGTGAAGGCGGGCCGGGTGGCCGGGACCAACGTGGAGGATTTCTTCCGAGGGGCTCAGTGGCTCGCGGAAACGCGGCATGGAGCAAATCCCACGGCGGCCGGCGATGCGGTCAACGCCCTCCACTTCGACTACGACCGGCTGACTCCCTTCGAGAAGACGGTCATGCGGCGGTTGGTCCCGTTCTACACCTACGCCCGGAAGAACCTGCCGCTCCAGGTTTCGACCGCCCTGCACAACCCCGCTTGGACGATCGCTCAGACCAAGCCGTTCGCCCGCGACCCGAACCAGGCGGGCGACTACGTGCCGGACTACCTGTCCTCGGGGATCGCGATCCCGACTGGCCCCGAGGTGGACGGGAAGCGGCAGTACGTCTCCAAGCTCGGGCTGCCGGTGGAGGAGGCGTTCGAGCGGCTCCACTTCCAGAACGGCCTGCCCGATCTGCGGCGAACCGCGCTCGACTACATGGGCACCATGACCCCGCTCATCAAGGGTCCGCTGGAGCAGTTGTTCGACACACAGTTCCACACCCAGCGGCGACTCTCCGACCTCCACGCCCCGGCGGCGGCCTCGGCGATCGGCCGGATGTTCGGCGACGACAACCCCCAGCTACTCAGCCAGGTGTTCGCCAACTCCCCGCTGACCCGCTTCGTCACGTCCGCCGACAAGTTGCTGGACGACCGCAAGAACCCGCTCGCCAAGGCGGCCAACCTGCTCACGGGCGTCCGGGTGACGGATGTGGACGTGGACCGGCAGCGGGCGATCGACACCCGCAACGCCCTGGAGGAGATCCTGCGGAGCCAACCCCACCTGTCTCGGTACACGAGCTTCTACGTGAAGCCCGACCAGGCGGCCAACCTCACGCCCGAGGAGCTTCGGCTGATGCAGTTCTACTCCCTGCTCCAACAGCGGGCACGCGAGCATGCGGCCCAGGAACGCGAGCGTTCGATCGGGGTCCGGCTATGAGCCGACGACCCGGAAAGGATGGCCGTCACCATCGGGAGGCTCGGTGTGTCCACCGACGAAATCAGCGCAGAGGAACGCCAGTTCCTCCAAGTCATTGTGGATGATGGCCGTTTCAGTGGTTGCGATAACCACATAGAGGGCTTTGAGTTTCTTGCTGAGCAGGAAGTCGGGATGCCCTTGTACGCGAAGTTTCAAACCACCCAGAGTGCTGAGGGCGTCACCACAGACATCGTGGAGCACGGTAGGACATCCATTAAAAGAGGAGCCCGAGAGGTTACGGATAGCCTAATGTTTTCCGGCGTCCGGCAACCTCCGTCAAGGATTCTGGATCTATGCTCGAAACGAACCTGATCGGTTGGGAATCCTTTCGGTCGGCGATCGACTAAGGAAGTCGCGAGTACACCTTGGGCCAACAGCGATGAGTGCCGTTGCGGATAAGTCCTATTTCTCGTACCGCGACCTGGAACAACGCTGGGGCGTGAGCCGGTGGACGATCCACCGGCTTGCGAAGGAAGGCCGGTTGAGGAAGTCGCGAGTCCGAGGGGTTGTGCGGTTCTCGGCTGCGACCGTGATGGCCTTCGAGAAGAAGGCTGGCTGACGAGGGGGAAAGAGGCGCCGCCCGGAATCGAACCGGGGATAACGGGTTTGCAACCCGCTGCCTTACCGCTTGGCTACGGCGCCATTCGAGTGGGTTATCTTAGGGCCTGTCGGCTATTGCTGACAAGGCCCTTTTTCGTTGCTGGGTCGGGCTTAGGGCGTGGTTTGGTAAGGGTTGGTAAGACCCGCAAATTCGGATTCTTCGGTGCCGCCAGGCGTATTACCACGCTCTACTGGAGGTGTCTTGGTAAGTTTTTTGGTAAGTCGGCAGGAGCCGATTTTTTAACTCATTGCGGTTTCAATACTTACGGACCAACAAAACCACACGATGAATGATTGCAAATCCGTTATCCCCCGGTTCGAATCCGGGCGGCGCCTCTCTGTGATCCCTGCGAACTTCGGACCCGGGACGACTCAAGGCGTCCCGGGTCGATTTGTGTTTCTTTCCTGGGCGTGGATGCGACGTCTGTCAG